ATTTTAGAAGTTCAGTCAGGGAGAATTGTTCTGGACGGTGAGGAGAATCCCAAGGGGCGCGTGAGTTATATGTTGCAAAAGGATCTGCTCTTGGAGCACAAGACCGTGCTTGGTAATATCATTCTGCCCCTCTTGATTCAAAAGGTGGATAAGGCAGAAGCTATTGCCCGTGCAGATGAAATTCTTGCGACCTTCCAGTTGACAGCTGTACGAGACAAGTATCCTCATGAACTCAGTGGTGGGATGCGCCAGCGTGTAGCCTTGCTCCGAACCTACCTTTTTGGGCACAAACTCTTTCTCTTAGACGAGGCCTTCAGCGCCTTGGATGAGATGACCAAGATGGAGCTCCACGCTTGGTACCTTGAGATTCACAAGCAGTTGCAGCTAACAACCTTGATTATTACTCACAGTATCGAGGAGGCCCTCAGTCTCAGCGACCGCATCTATATCTTGAAAAATCGCCCTGGGCAGATTGTTTCAGAAATTAAACTAGATTGGTCTGAAGATGAGGACAAGGAAGTTCAAAAGATTGCCTATAAACGTCAAATATTGGCAGAATTAGGTTTAGATAAGTAGAAAAATAGGGAGTTGGTGAAGATTATTCTTTACCAGCGCCCTTTTTCTTTTAAAAATGAGAAAATTTCGGTATAATAGTCAATTATACCGAAATCATTCTATAATCGTTGATACATAAGGGTTTTATGTATCGCTTTTTTTATTTTGTGGACTTTTTTAAGAACTTTTTATTTTTTCGAGGGCAGTTTCAAAGAATGAGACTGCTCTTTTTTGGTTTTCTTTTGATAAATGGCTGTAAGTATCCATAGTTACAGATATTTTTGCATGGCCAAGCCGTGTCTGTATTTCCTTGTATGGCAGGCCAGCATTAAGCAAGATACTAGCGTGAGTGTGTCGGAAAGCATGAAAGCCTAAATCAGTACAGTTAGCGTTTTTTAAGTGCTTATGTAGGCGATAATCAACCTTTCGAGTATTGACATAGTTGTCAAAGCTATCAGAGAATACTTTCTCATAGGTTAAGCCAATGTTTCTACCGTTTTCTGCTTGTCTTGCTCGGTAGAGACGAAGCATGAGTACTGTTTTATGATCGATATCTAGAACTCTATAGCTTGATTTTGTCTTAGGAGTGTTTACCTGGTTTAAAATGTTGAGTGTTTTGTTAATATCGATTGTTCCGTTCTGCAGATCAATATCAGACCATTCTAGGGCCAGACATTCACGGATGCGCAGTCCAGTAGCTAGGAGCGTTTTATAAAGCACAGTATCATAGAAATTGATAAAGGTATTCTCCAGGTTATCGAGATAGGAGAGGAAGTTTTTAAGTTCCTGATCTTGAAAGTATTTAATTTCTTGCTTATCTCTTGTTATCTTTCTAGGAATGACAACATCACGAGCAGGGTTATTATCCAATGCCTGGATAGAAACTCCATACTGTAGAATACGTTTATTTAAGGCGTGAAGGTGATTGTATTCTTTATACCCCGTTCCGTCCTGATTGTACTCATCCGCCCACTTATTTACCTGAGTTTGGATAATAACAGGAGTAAGTTTATCTAGTTTGTAAGTACCAAATGAGGGCAAGAGGTAATTATTTAAGCAACCTTTTATCTTTATCTGCGTATTAGTCTTTATGGTATGCTGGTAGGTTTGCCAAAACAAGTCCACGAGTTCGCTATAGGTTGTTATATGTGAGCGTTGCTTCCGTGTAGAGCCGTTTTTCTCAAATTCTACCTTAGCCTGGGTGGCCTTGTTTTTGAGTTCTTTCTTTGTTCGTGCTGATATAGTAGTCTTGACCTTCTTACCAGTTACAGAATCGATACCAAGATAGATACTGGAGCGGTAGACTGCTGATCCGTCTTTTTTCGTGTGTTGTGTAATCTTCATGGTTTTACTCCTTTTTCCATCAGCAGGCAAGCAATTAGAAAAGGTTTTGAGTTTATACCATGCGAGGAGCTACGAGAATGCCCCTATTTTTGATTTTAAGCAGTCAGACGGCAAAATGGTACCAGAATAGGAAACAAGGTGGATATGGGGCTTATATGGGGAATAGAAAAAGTGTATCAACTAAAAAGCTGATACACTTATTTTCTTGTTGTAACCCTGACCTATATAGAGATACAGGCATAGAGCAGTGTAACCCAAAAGGGTTTCTTTTACGATTAAGAAATATAATATCACTTTTTAGAAATTTTTACAAGTGTTTCTAAAAAAGGTTTGAAACACATTGACAGGTTTTGTTATTCCTTTAGTTCTTGTTTTAATTCATCTAAAGGGTAGTTCATTTCATTTGCTAATAATTCTAGATCCTCTTGATAATTTTCACAATGTTTTTTTATCGGATATGAGATATAAAAATCTAGATTTATTTTAGCCGTTTCATTATCAAAATAACTTAATATTTTTGATAATGTATAGAGGTCACTTTGTCCCAATCCCCTACGATACTGAGCAGGTGTTATCTTTATTTCATTGTGAAAGGTATTGTTATAGCCTATTTTATGGATAGTTGACTTAAAATTGAATATTCTTCCGCTATGAGCAGATCTATTTCTAAAACTATTTACAACAGAAAGAGTATCCTTGAAGAGAGCTTTGAAATCATCTGTTACATCTGAAATATCTATGCCATAACAAATTGAAATGACTTTATCTTTTTGAGGGCCTTTCAGGAGTTTGAAGATATATTTTAGATTTCCAAAAGTAGTCTCTTTTAATAAAATCCAAGGTGGAATATGACCATGATTGCTTCTGTAATGGTTTAAAGGCTCTATATTCCTAGTTAAAATATGATTTAGTTTGTCAAGAAGTATAGCACGCTCATTAGTTGGGTGACCATTGCTCCAGGTAGTGTCTCCTTGTCTAAAATTTTGATAGTGTAAATACTGACGTTCTTCTACGCCGAAGTCTTCAGCAAGTGTATAAGCTATGGCAGTTCTTAGTGATAATTCGATTTCTAATGAAGCTTGTATAACACCATTTCTAATACTTTTATCAAGTTCATATAGAGATGTTAGATGCTCAAAAGTAGCTCCTGATTTATACCGTTCTTTCGTGCAATCTTCTTCTAACAAAAACATTTTGTATCCATTTACGACTTCGTAATAACCGTAGCGCTTCAATACTCTTTTCGCTTTGTTTTCATCCAGAAAATCTAGCTTCCTAGACTTTAAAATATCTATCTGTTTTGTTTCATCTGCAAAAGGTTTCATTATTTTCTCTTTCTACAACGCAAAAGGGCCTCACAAAGTGAAGCCCTTTTGGTGTGATGCTAAGCGCATCTATTCATCGATTATGTTAATTATAAGGGCTTTTTTATATCTTGTCAAGTATTTTAGTTAAAAAATTTTTAAAATTTCCGATAGAAACCATTCCCCTTTTAGGGTTAGTAGTCTGGTTTATATAATCTTCTCAAATACCATTGTAGCCTGGATACGGTCTCCACCGCCTAGTCCTTTGCTTCCACCATTGGCGGTTGTGATGGTATGTAGGCGATAACCTTTTGAAGCTTGTTTATTGATAACATCTTCTAATTCTGTAAGGTTTCCTGATCCAGTGCCGAAAAACTTTTCTTTCAAAGTTACCTGAAGGACAACGTAGTGTAGTCCATTTGCTCCAGAAGCAGTGGAAAAACTACCTTCTTGTTTTACAGTGTCAAAAACTTCCATGCGAGGAGCTACAAGAACCTCTCTATTTTCGATTTTAAGAGGATGGACTGTAAAAATGTACCAGATAAGAAAATAAAGCGATTATGGGACTTATATAGTGTCTAGTAATTTTATATTAGTCATCATAATCTTTATGAAGAACAGGATTATCAGCTAATGAGGAAATTATTGTACTAAGTGCTTCTCTATCGCTCTTATCTAGGGACAAGAAATCGATAATAGTAATTTTAGTTTTATCAGGAAATGTCATTAGGCCTGCAAGAAATCTTCCGATATTTGTATCAGCATAGTCTTGCATTTCTTTTATCATAAAGTCTTTTTTCTCTTGACTCCAATTTTTAAACTCTTCCTTAGAAAACCTTTTATGACCATAATAATCGGTGATTTCTCTAAGGTTTTCAATCACAGTATCTCTTACTTTTTCACCACGAGTTAGCGCTAATAAACCATATCCTGCGAAGTCCGCAGGGGAATCCATGTTATCTCCATATTTCTCTATAGTCGAAGACAGATAGTTAGTTCTTCTTTCGTCGTCCCCTAAAAGATATCCAACATTTACCCTGAAATATTCAGCAAGTAGTAGAGCAGGTTTTGATTTGATTTCATTACTTGAATTTTCCCAATTTTGATAAGTTCGTAAAGTAATATCCAAACCTAGTTCTTTTTTTATAATATCTTCGTAAAATTCTTTTTGGGAGAATCCTTTTTCTATTCTAAGTTTTTTTAGATTATTTTTAGGTGTTTGTTTTTCCATTAGTTATCCTCTTATACGTTTATCTAGAGTATAACATAGTAGAGAGAAAAAATAAAATCATAGACGAAAAAAATTTCATTTATCGCTTGACAACGAAAAAAAATTCGTTTATAATTCAAAATGTGATGAAAAAACTTTCGTCAAAATAAAGATTTTTTAGAAAGGAGTGAGTTGATAATGTTGTTAACTATAGAACATGCGAAAAAAGTTCGTCGAAAACGAGGAGAACTTCAGTTAGGGAAAGTTCAGTTAGCCAAGAGGCTGAAAATTACACCTCCCACTCTAGTAAAGATTGAAGCTGGCAACTACGATGCACCTAAACGCATTTACGAAAGTGTGATAGAGTGGCTTTTAGAAGACTATTAGAAAGGAGCGAACTAATGGAATTGGTTTACATGGACGGCAAGAAAGAGCCGTATACTACAAGCGAAATCATCGCTGAATGTGCTGGAGTACAGCACCACACTGTAACACGTCTACTAAGAAATCACAAAGAGCGATTTACGGCGTTTGGATTTTATGGATTTGAAATCCATAAATTAGACGGAAAAGGACGACCTAAAAAAGTCTATCGTTTAAATGAGCAACAAGCTACACTACTAATAACTTACTTAGACAACACACCGCAAGTTATTGACTTCAAGACAAACCTAGTCAAAGCATTCTTTGAAATGCGTGACGAACTTTCTAAACGCTACCTTCAAAGAGAACTGGAAAAGCCAAAGCGTAAAAGTTTAACTGAAGCTATTCAAACATGGGAGAAAGCCCCCAAGCATGCCTATAGTACACTTACAAACTTACTACTAAAGGGAGTGACAGGGAAGAATAAAGCGCAACTCATGAAGGAGCGAGAAAGTAAGAATGGTATCGATGGCTTGACAAGTGTAGAACTGACAAGCTATCAGCGCTTGGAAGATATGGTAATAGCTATGATCAACTTGAATAGGGGGTATTCAGAAATTAAAGAACTAATTTTTAAAGTATAGGAGTATAGAAAATGGAAAATGATTTTAAGACAGTTACGAATGCCAAAGGGTTAGAAATTCCTAAGTATCCCAAGGATTTTAAAAGCTTAGTCGAGAAGGATAGAGAACTAGTTGGATATCTTTGTAGAAATTATGAGGAGTTAGAAAGTGAGGATTTAGGGGCATTTCTTGAAACAGTAGAACAGGGAATCAGTTGGATTCTAGATCTTATCGATAGTAAAGATTTGATTTATAAACCAAAGTCAGGTAGTAATTATGCAAAAAGAAAATAAAAAAATCACTTGCTCAAATTTTAGACGAGGCGAGCAAGCGACACAATTCAGAGTATAGAAATTTTTTCTATGCTTTGATTATAGCAAAAAATATCTATTCTATCAAATACCTAAAGAAAAACCGAATAGCAGGCAAGCAATTAGAAAAGGTTTTGAAAATCAAGTGCTGACAGGGTGATTCTAAGACCTTGTTTAGCTGAAAGATGGGTAATTACTCACGAAACACCGCTACAAGCGTTCGCCAACTTGGGGCAATCGCCCAGCGTTTGGAGTGGTGAAGCATACCATATAGAAAACAGGTAAGAAAAAGGACAAGGAAAGGCTAATGGAGAAAAATATGACTCTAGACCTAGACAACATGACACGATCAGAATTTGACAAGCTAATGACTAAAATCAAGGATAGACATCCGAACCTCTTTCAGTTCATCATTGACTTTTTAGATGATAAAGTAACTTCTGAAGAGGTGTACGACTTTCTGAAGATGAAGCGAAGCTATCAAGTAAATTATATCAAGAATTACAAAGCGAGGGCATAGCATGAATGAACTAGATTTAAGCAATACACAGGCGCTTATTTTTACCGTGATATTGATTGGCTTTCTCATGTATCTAAACCACCGAGACCGCAAAAAAAGCGCCCAAATCGAGCGAGAAAGTACACAGACGATAGAAACAACTAGCGAGGATTTAAGCCCTGATTATGGGCGATATATTCAGCTTGCAGGGCTTAAGCCATGGGGGTACTATGATGTTTGAAAAAATGATTGAAGATTTAAAGTCTAAGATTTTGGAAGCAGTGGAACGGTATTTAAAAAGCCATGAGAAAGCACCTCAAAAAAGATTAGATTTAATCAGCAAGGTGGAACTAAAGGAAGAACTGGGCATAGGAGATAAAACCTTGACAAAATGGGAAGGTGCAGGACTACCGCAGTATATACCGCCTATTGAAGATACTAGAAAAGCGTATTATAAAGTCTCAGATGTTTTAAAGTTTTTGGGGGTAGATGATGGCAAAGACTAAAGTATATTTTTGGTTAAAAATTGATAAGAAATTTTTTGACAACCTATTTATTAAGCGACTAAAAAGTATGCCTGGCGGCTACACTATGATAGTGATTTATATCCGTCTTATGTTAGAAAGTCTTGAAAGTGATTGTATTCTGTATTACGAAGGGTACTTTGAAACCTTAAAAGAAGAACTGGCCTTGAAATTAGATGTTTCTGAGGATGATATATCTATGACTATAGCTTATTTTACGCAATGTGGCCTGATTCAGATTGATGAAGATAAAAATGCCGAGTTAACACAAGCAAAAGCTTTGGTACAACAAGAAACAAACCACGCTGCATATATGAGAAGCTACCGAAAAGAGCAACAAGAGAAAGAAAAAAATCTTACATTGTTATCTAATAATTTTACAACGTTATCTACATGTAAGACAGAGAAAGAGATAGATAAAGAGAGAGAGTTAGAGCAAGATTTAAAGTTAGATATAAATAAAGAATATATAGTCGAGGGAACCTCGCCTAATGAGCAAAGCTCATCTTTCACTTTTCCTACTTGGCTTGAAGAAACAGCTATAAAAGATTTAGAGAAAACAAAACATAAAGAACTTTGGATTCCTATTGTTTATCTAAATCAAGTAGCTAATAAGCGGTATAAGTTTGTTGATAAGACGAAAAGGCTTTTACTAGCACGATTCAAAGAAGGCTATGCACTTGAAGATTTTAAACAGGTGATAGATATTAAAACGGCAGAATGGAAGGATAGTCCTGAATTTTCTAAATATCTGAGACCAGAAACACTTTTCGGCTCTAAGTTTGATGGTTATTTGAATCAAAAGCCTAAAACCATAAAAGGGAAGTCAGAAGATAACTTCCCAGATCTACCATTTTAGGAGTTGCAAAGATGAAGGAACAATTTAAAGAATTTAATAACAGAAAAATATCGGATACGGTTTGCGATATTCACCAGGTCAATTATTGGGAAATTTCTGTACCAGTGTTAGGGAGTTCAGAAAGAAAAGTACAAGCATTTTGCCCAGAGTGTGTGAAGGGAGAGATTAAACAGAAAGAGCAAGACCTATTACAACAGTTCGAGGACAGACAAGCTTACTTTAAAACTTATGATGTCTTAATGCGTGATAGTACGATCCCTAACGAGTTGAAGGGGGTAACGTTTGATAATTTCTTTGTTAAGACGACAGAGGAGCATCAGATGTTAGAGTTTGTAAAAGGTCAAGCCCAGAAGTACCTTGCAGGTATGACGGGGAATACCTTAATCAGCGGTAGCACAGGAATAGGAAAAAGTCATTTATCGCTTGCCCTGGCCAAAGAAATCAATGAGAGCTTTAGAGAGAAGAACGAGCCTAAGAGTGTCTTATTTGTCAGTTTAACCGAGATTATCAAGCAGATAAAAGAAGGCTGGGCTTATGGAAGAAATGCAAACTTAACAGAGTATGAGGCAGTTAAAAAGCTTGTTGATGTAGATTTTCTAATCATCGATGACCTGGGGGCAAAAAATGGAACGGTAACCCCTAAGAGCGATTGGGAACAGGATTTCTTGTTTGATATTATCAATAATCGAGAAACTACGATTTTCAACACGAACCTAGATAGTAGTGAACTGCGGACGGTATACAATGCTAGAAATTCAAGTAGAATTTTGAAAGGTTTAGAAGGGAACACTTTCAAGGCTTTTACGATCAAAGATAAGAGATACACTATAAACACAGTGAGGGGAGAATATCAGTGAATGATGATAAAATGCGATTTGCAACAGAAAAAGGCTTTGTTGTCTACGAAAAATGTGGTATAATAGAGATAGAAAAAGTTCCAAGTTTTGGAGAAATTACTTTATTCTATTCAGATGGGAAATTTACTCATCTAGTCAAAAAAGAAACTAAAAAATAAGTCTATTGAGAACAACTCAGGGACATACCGTAAGCATATAATGCTAGTGGTATGTCCCTTTTTGTTTGCATAGAAAAGGGGTGAGGGAGATGTCAGGAGATACTTCTTTAGGGTATGTAGTAGCCAATAAGTTTTCTATGGATCCAGAGAAAAGACAGAAAATCTTTTCTCAGTGTAAAAAAGAAGATGATAACTTAGAACAACGGAAACAAGAAATACTCGAAAAATATGCTAACAAACAAGCCAAATCAAAATCTAGAAAAAATGATTCTAAAGACTCGGAGAGTCATAAAAGAAAAGCTGAGAGCAAAGAATTTTAGAAAAAATTATAAACAAAAATCAGATATTAAAAGATGAAGGAGCAAAAAATGACAACTAACTTAGTTAAACAAAAAGAAAATTTAGAAGCTTATATCCGAAGTACAGGTTATAACACTAGAGGGATGAACGTAGAAAATAATCATGTACTCATTGAAAAACCAATCCTTGATAGTTATGAAGATGAACATCAACGTAAAGAGCTGGTTGATCTAGTAAATATTATTGAGACTCTCACCCGTGGTGGGAAGTATGAAGTAACTGACTTTAAATATGATTCATTACAAGAAGTTAGCGAAAATTCGGTTGATAGAACAGAAGAAGATAAAAAGAAAACTAACAGCGTTGATTACTTAGTTAAATTATTCAGTGGAAAACTTGATTTTTCACAGGAACAATTAGACGATGGCCAATATAATTTAACGGATTTTCTTGGTAAGAAGATTATTAAATTAAAACGTAGAACACGAAATAGAGAGATTGGGAAAATTCTCCAAACTGCGAAAGTACAGACCGCTACAAGTCTGGACGACTTGAAATCTATTGTTTCTTTAATCAATCCAGAGCGCAATGTATCTATGGTTATTAGTCAATCACTATTTAGTGTCTTAGAAAAAATGAAAGACACTTCAGGAAATTATCTTCTTAAAGTTGATAAAGAGACAGGGACAAGTGAAACATTCTTTGTAGATAACTTTTTAATTGTAGATGATACGACATTAGGGAACAAAGGCGACAAAAAAGGCTTTATCGGAGATCTAGAAAACTTTGTTACTCTGTTTGATCGCAAGAAAGATACACTTAGTTGGGTGAATGCGAATGACTATTTTGGGAAACGGTTGATTTTACATACCCGATTTGATGTAAAAAAAGTTGAAGAAGATTGTGGTTACTTTATTCAATGGAACTAGGAGAAAGAAATGGATAAAGAAAAAGTATTTTTATTACTAGAAGAGCTAAATGATAAAAAGAATAAAATAAGAGGAGCAAGAGAAAAGCTAGATAAAAAAAGAAAAAACATCGTAAGGAAGCAAGATGTTTCGTTTGATAATATCGATGAATTTTTATCTAATAACTCCGAAACTATAGAGCAGCTTGAAAGAATGGAAGAATCTATTAAATTACTGGAGAAACAATTTGAAAACGATGAATGGGAATTAAGTTCGGCTCTTTTTGAATATATTTTTAAAGAAACTAAGCGCCAGGCAGAAAATAAGAATGTTTATAAGCGTTACCAGAAAAAACTTAAACAGATTCTAAATGCTTTTGATGAGATTCAAAATTTGAAAAAAGAAGTTGAAGAAATAAACAATAGTGTAGTAAAAGAATTAAGTCAGAAATATCAGTTGTCGCGGTATCGAACTGAAGTATACCCACATACTATTTTACCTTTCTTCTTAGAATCTCCAAAGGACTACCATAAAGCTAAAGAGTATCTAGAAAATAATTGATTCTTTAAACAAGGCTAATAATATTCTGAATGATTAAAAGAAGTATTACTAGCCTTTGTTTTTTAACTTTACTAAGTTTCACATAACAAAGTAAGCATAAACTGAAAAGAAGTAATAGCTTGAAAGCAAGGTATATCAGGGGTTTACAGAATGGAGTGAGTTTCACAGAATGTAAGATAAGAGAAACTGGGGAATAAATTAGAGGGATACTTCTTTAAATTGTCATATTGAAGAGTTGTCAAACTTAAAACAATGATACCTGGTAAGTGGAGTGTTGAAAGGCTTTTAAGCTTTTGTCAGTTTGACAGAATGCAAGATAAGAAAATTTTAAAATTGAAGTGGAGGTACTTGACTATGTATGAACTGAGTAACAGAGACCTGGACGGGATAGATATCGAGTTAGGGCGATATAGAACGATTGCTAATAAAATTTACTTGAGAAGACAAGAGTTGATACATAACAAGAAACATGGGAATGAAACGTATATTAGATCTCAGGGCAAGAAAGTTTCAAGTCCTACTGAAGATACTATAATTAGAATTGAAGAAGATTTAACCTTAAGATATCTGGAAGGTTTTAAATTAATTGTAGATACCTTGATGGAGAATCTGATTGATACTGATCTAGTCATCTTTAAAATGAGATTTTTAGAAGCTGGTGTGACTTGGGAAGACGTGGCAGAGAAACTAAGTAAAAGTACTCGTTATATAAATAGTCGAAGAAAAGTAATCGCTAAAAGATTTATAGAACTGAAAGGATATTGACTCCCCCCACGTTGAAAAAAATTTTTTGAATACTTTGGGAACCGGTGAAGGGAACTTTTTCCAAGTCGGAGATGTTCAGAGAAAAAGGGGGTAAAAACTAAGCGATTTTGACGGAAGGAGTTGGTTTTTCTTTATATGTTGACCTTATTTTGAATCGGACAACATATAAGCTATAGGACAAGTAAGATACCCTTAGAAACGAATATAGGGACTTTTATGGTGTTATAAAAGGAACTTAAAAAATACGTGTTATCTATTAATAATTGTGTTATAATGAGTATATAAAAAATATTTTGTAAGTAAGGGAGGGATAAATATGATTACTGCTTTAGATGTGGCAAATACATTCTTAGATAGAGCAAAAAAAGAAAAAATTGATATTTCTCCAATGAAATTACAAAAATTAATATATATCTTATATAAGGTATATCTACAAGAAAACGGATTGAAATTGTTTGAGAATAGATTTGAAGTATGGCAATACGGCCCAGTTATTTCATCTGTTTATCAAGCTTTTAAAAAATTCAGATCTAATAGAATAACTGAATTTTATCTTAATGAAGATGGTTCTTATAATACGGTCCGATTCAATAATAATCCTCGTTTCGATCGAGCTTTTGAATTAGTATGGGAGAAATATAAACAGCTCGACGGTGTGTATCTATCGCAACTTACACATCAGCCTGGAACAGCATGGTCGAAAGCAGACAAGCGTGGAGATGTTTATTTAAACGACCAAGAGATACATGAAGAAGAGGAGTATCAGATTGTCGTCTAAGAAAGAAAATATGAACAATATTCCCATTGAAGAAGATGTCCCTAAAAATACTACAAGTCAATTTCCTATTGATAATGCAAATAATGTGAAACCCAATTTAGTTACAAAAGATGTATTTAATACGATAAAGGGACACAATTTACTGGGCTGGTGTGTAGCTTTGCTTGTTTTTGTTTACGCAGTTGAAACATGGAATAACAAAGGTGGGATTAGCCCTGTTGGGGAGAACTTCATAGAAATTATTAAATTACTTATTTTTTCACTTACCGGATATCTTTTTGGGACTAATTCAAATAATAAAGAGCAGTGAAATTTTACCTGATTAGCACTATTCATTATGTTCAAATAACTGAGAGTGTTTCCTAGGTATGGTATATCTAATACCAGGTAATAAAAAAAGCACGTTTGATCGTGCTAGTTTCTTGCCTGCTGAACTCATCAATATTACGCCCTTTTCAGGGCTCTTTTTTATGGACTTTTTTTTGTGGACTTTTTTAGGAACTTTCAAGAAAAACTAAGGCGAATTAATGCCAAAGTATTTTTTAAAAAAGTCAGTATTTCCAATGGTTGAGCCTTAAAAATTTGACTTATAGAGTGTTAAATGATAGTATAGTCAAAGATAGTCAAGGTTTAAAGAGAGAGGTGGGTTTGTAATGAGATTTAAAAATACATCGGATCATATTGAGGCCTACATCAAGGCGATTTTAGATCAATCTGGAATTGTGGAGTTGCAACGGAGTCAGTTGGCAGATACTTTTCAGGTTGTTCCTAGTCAAATTAACTATGTGATTAAGACACGCTTTACGGAAAGTAGAGGCTACTTGGTTGAAAGTAAGCGTGGTGGTGGAGGCTATATTCGTATAGGGCGGATTGAGTTTTCTAGTCATCATGAAATGCTCCGAGAACTGCTTTACTCGATTGGTGAGCGAGTTAGTCAAGAAATTTATGAGGATATTCTGCAGCTTTTGGTTGAGCAGGAATTGATGACTAAGCAGGAGATGAATTTGTTGATGGCAGTAGCTTTGGATCGCGTTCTAGGAGAAGAAGCTCCAGTCCTTCGAGCTAACATGCTACGACAGGTCATACAAGAGGTAGATAGAAAAGGGAAGTAAGATGAACTATTCAAAAGCATTGAATGAATGTATCGAAAGTGCCTACATGGTTGCTGGCCATTTTGGAGCTCGTTATCTAGAGTCTTGGCACTTGTTGATTGCCATGTCCAATCACAGTTATAGTGTGGCAGGGGCGACTTTAAATGATTATCCATATGAGATGGACCGTTTAGAAGAGGTCGCTTTGGAATTGACTGAAACGGACTATAGCCAGGATGAAACCTTTACGGAATTGCCGTTCTCCCATCGTTTGCAGGTCCTTTTTGATGAAGCAGAGTATGTAGCGTCAGTGGTCCATGCTAAGGTGCTAGGGACAGAGCATGTCCTTTATGCGATTTTGCATGATGGAAATGCCTTGGCAACTCGTATCTTGGAGAGGGCTGGTTTTTCTTATGAAGACAAGAAAGATCAGGTCAAGATTGCTGCCCTACGTCGCAATTTAGAAGAACGTGCAGGTTGGACTCGTGAAGACCTCAAGGCTTTACGCCAACGCCATCGTACAGTAGCTGATAAGCAAAATTCTATGGCCAATATGATGGGCATGCCACAGACTCCGAGCGGTGGTCTCGAGGACTATACGCATGATTTGACAGAGCAAGCGCGTTCTGGCAAGTTAGAACCAGTCATCGGTCGGGATAAGGAAATCTCGCGTATGATTCAAATCTTGAGCCGTAAAACTAAGAATAATCCTGTCTTGGTTGGAGATGCTGGTGTCGGAAAAACAGCCTTGGCACTTGGGCTCGCTCAGCGTATTGCTAGTGGTGACGTGCCAGCGGAAATGGCTAAGATGCGCGTGTTAGAACTTGATTTGATGAATGTCGTGGCAGGGACACGCTTCCGTGGTGACTTTGAAGAACGCATGAACAATATCATCAAGGATATTGAAGAAGATGGTCAAGTCATTCTCTTTATCGATGAACTTCATACCATCATGGGTTCTGGGAGCGGGATTGATTCGACTCTGGATGCGGCCAATATCTTGAAGCCAGCCTTGGCGCGTGGAACTTTGAGAACGGTTGGTGCGACCACTCAGGAAGAATACCAAAAACACATCGAAAAAGATGCGGCCCTTTCTCGTCGTTTCGCTAAAGTGACGATTGAAGAACCAAGTGTGGCAGACAGCATGACCATTTTACAAGGCTTGAAGGCGACTTATGAGAAGCATCACCGTGTGCAAATCACAGATGAAGCGGTTGAAACAGCTGTCAAGATGGCCCATCGTTACTTGACGAGCCGTCACTTGCCAGACTCTGCTATCGATCTCTTGGATGAGGCAGCAGCAACAGTGCAAAATAAGGCGAAACATGTAAAAGCAGACGATTCTGGCTTGAGTCCAGCTGACAAGGCCTTGATGGATGGCAAGTGGAAACAAGCAGCTCAGTTAATTGCAAAAGAAGAGGAAGTGCCTGTCTATAAAGATTTGGTGACAGAGTCTGATATTTTGACTACCTTGAGTCGTTTGTCAGGTATCCCAGTCCAAAAACTGACGCAAACAGATGCTAAGAAATACTTGAATTTGGAAGCTGAATTGCACAAACGTGTCATCGGGCAAGATCAAGCAGTTTCAAGCATTAGCCGTGCCATTCGCCGCAACCAGTCAGGGATTCGCAGTCACAAGCGTCCGATTGGTTCCTTTATGTTCCTAGGACCTACAGGTGTCGGGAAGACCGAATTGGCCAAGGCTCTGGCAGAAGTTCTTTTTGATGACGAATCAGCCCTTATCCGCTTTGATATGAGTGAGTATATGGAGAAATTCGCAGCCAGCCGTC